AGTACAATAGTACCTTCAGTAGTAAGAATCCAGCCACTGCCCCCATTTATAGCGCCTTCATTAATAAATATGTATAGACCATTAACTACTTCCACGGAAGTATCAGCGTCGGCTGTACGTGTCCAAGCTCCTGCACTGGCTGAATAAATGCCATTTTGCTCAGGATCACTTTGATTTTTAACTAGCACACGATCAGAGTCCCCTACTGCAACACCGTCAATTGTCTGCAAACCCGACAAAGTAATGTTTGCAGTAGTTGCTACTTTAGCGGCTGCTTTAACTACTAGTTTATTGTCTGTCGCAGCAATAGTAAGAGTGTTTGCAACATCATCGTAGTTAAGTAAGACATTTGAGCCAGCTACCAACAAAGCTGCAACTCGATCATCTACAGATTCTGCAAAATCAGAGAGTCTAACATAGCGAGCATCACCTCGGGCTTCATTATAATACTGAGAGTGATCGTCGTCTGCCAGTCCAGTCAGCGCCCCGTGGTCTGTAACTCCTGCGCCAGGTGCAGCACTGCGCGCAGTAATTACCCAAGTAGACCCAGTGAATTCAATTTCAACCCACTCGCCTTGAGCAAGTGCAGTAAGCGCTCCCACTGATAGAGCCCAGGGCCCACCAGTATTGCCAGCTTGTCGAAAAATACGATGACGAACACCTGCGCGAAAACCGGCTGTCGTAAGTGTAATAGTGCGATCGGCTGTAAGATTAACAGTGAAGTGCAGTGTAGCTGAGGCGTTAGCAGTGAGAGTAAAGTCTACATTACCCAATGCTGTATAGCCAGTTTTCTGCTCATTGCCTGTAACAAGTACAGACGAAACTGCTGCTACATTAGTGGGAACATCAATAAAAGTATTGCGAGCAACAATAGTATTTGTAATTGTCGGAGCACCATTGTTAAGTAGAACACCGATGGTGAAATTGACAAGGGTGTTATTTTTAATAGTTACATTTGTAAGAGTGGCGCCTGGATTGTTTGCAACAGCCGCTCCTCCAGAGGCTGTGCCCGTGCGCGCTTCAAAAGTGTTAAGTTGAATGTTCCAGTTTGATCCATTAAATTGCACCAACCCAGTAAAGTTAGGCAAGTCAATGTCTGTAATAAATGTATTTGATGCAACCGTAACAGTATGATTCAAGGCGTCAGTAGCCAGAATCTTGCAAACATTTGCCAGCGCAGTTGTCTCAAAAATATTGCCAACAATCTGTGCATTCAGAACTCGCGTCAGCCTCACTCCACTGTTATTCTTAAGAATGTTAGAGCTGAAGATAAAATTCTCGTAGTCTTGAGTGAGCGACGCGCCGGAGAACTGCACCGCCCAACCCAAGTTAGAAGCTGCAGGATCCAGTGCGTCTTCAAACACGTTACCTGTAACGGTAATATGTTTAGCGCCATTGTAGAGAATTAGGCCGTATTGAAATTCTTTAAACGTATTTCCAGAAACTGCTAGTCGAACAGCTTGCCCGCCTTCAATAGAATAAGAAGTGTGATTACGGAAAGTATTGCCTGTGACTGAAATGTCCTGGCCCCAGATAGAGCTGCCCATTCGTGCATTGGAGAATACATTATCTGCAATCACCATGCCGCGAGCATTCCACACCTCTAGTCCGATAGAAGTGTAGACAAAATTATTGTTGTTAAAAACATTGTTTGTAGCAATAAGACCAATGACGGGGGCTGCACCAGTTTGCGATCGGAAGCTTGCACCACAGCCAGTTAGTTCTTCAAACGTACACTCTCGAAGATAGATTTGAGAAAGCTCTGGCTGCACCAACTGAATAGCAGCCGCAGGAATCGCAGCCGTGTCAGTGAAGTTACGAAACTTGCTATTAATAAATGCAACGTTTTTAATAGTGCCAGAATTAAACGCAAAAATTCCGTAGCTGCGGAAGTTTTGAACAGTACAGTTGAGAAGCGCAAAGTTCTCTAGCGCACCCCCAACAGGGTTCAAGTTAATTGCACGATTCGCACCTGTCAAAGCAGGAGAGGCATTGTTGCCGTCCAGAGTCAGTCCGTCAAGTATAACATTACTACCTGTAATATTTAGTAGCGTAATGCCTGCCGAGACAGAATTTACAGGAACAAGAATTACCTGCCCTAGAGCGCGAAAGATGGTGTTACTTACAGATACCAACAAACTTCCAGAGACACTATAAGTTCCTGCAGGCCATTCTAGAAGTTTTCCTGCTGCAGCATTAATAGCTTTTTGAAGAGCTAAAGTGTTATCTACACCAGGAGATGGATTTGCTCCAAAGTCTACAACACTAATACGCTCATCCAGCTTAGACGCAACAGTTCGCAATAGAGACTGTGCGTCTGGATACTTATACCCCACATTGCTAGCACTGCCAGCAGACAAAGAATTGCTAGGATTCCAAATAGATGCAGACATATGTACCTCAGTATCCTTGAGCTTGAATATTAGAAATCTTTAGGAGCTCTTGGTGCTCCATTGCCAATCTAGTGTAAGCAGCAAATTGATCAGTTTCCCCAATCATTTTGAAAACTGAAGCTGCTGCTTCAAATACAATTGCATAAGGATGATCTAATGCAATCCAGGAATTATAACCAGACACCGTAATGTTTGGATTTACATAACATCCTAGGATAGCATATTGAAATTCAGTTGATGACCTGATCTGAATAAGAGATCCTGCCACATAGCAGATGTTATCTCTATTAGTCTGATACTGGTCAATAGTAAGCTCGGGCACAGTTACAATCTCAAAGAAAGGTCCAGTATCCATTCCTTGAGAATCTGTGCGACGCAAATACTTTAAAGCGCGCCATTGCGGAATTAAAGCTCTATAATCTAGTTGTTGTTTATAAGCTGGAGCAATAAATACAACTCCAGTCTCAAACACATCTTTGTAGAAATAGTCAAGCTGGTGAAGTTTGAGAGTGGCTGACCGAATTGCAGTCAGCGTTTCATTCACCAAATCCGGACGATTGGTGATAGTGTAAACTTCCTGTTGCAATTCAGCCAGGTTCATGCTGCTCTCTTAGATTACTTCTTACCAACCGTGGGAATCAGGCGCGCAGAGCCGTCACCCCCAGCAACAACTGCTGCAATGTCAGAGGTAGAAGCAACTTTCACAGATGCTTTACCTTCTGTGCCGCCCATATCATTCTCAGGGCGCAGATGTGCAGACTGTTCAGCAATGTATTCTGCAATGATCTTCTCACGCAGTGCCTTCATAGGATTTTCGGCATCTGCATCTACAGTGCGCGCCTGCGGATCAATGTAGATCCGGCCACCAAATCCATTACGCGCAATCTGATCATCAAGATACGCAATCTCATCTGGCACATCAGTTGCATATTTGCCGAACTTAAAACGCAGAATCCTACCATCAGGTAGGACAACTCCAGTGGCGAAAGAGGTGGATTTATAGAGGCGCTTTTGGCCGGGAGAAGTTTCAAGGGTAGAGGACATGTTAGGCTCCTGAGGTAGTGGACAGGTTTTTGATTACGCAGAACCTGTCCAAAAACTGCGTTCCCTCAGGAGGAAGTCTAGCCAGTGATGAGCTTGAACTGAGCCCAGTCCTGAACAAGTTTAGTAGCTGCCAGAGCATCCACAGTGATTTGTCCAGTATTCACATCAGGAGTCAGAACTTGCGGCGAGCCGCCAGATCGGACAGTGATGGAAGAAATATAACCGGGAGCAGTACTCGGCATTCCAGGAGGATTGACTTGTACCACAGCCATGATTCAGTTCCTTTCTTAGCCAGCAGCCGCAGCCGTCAGGTTAGTAATCAGCGCATTGGCCGGCGGGTTCTTAACCACACAGGTAAGTTCCGTAGTCAGAGTGCCACCAACTGCATCGATACCATTGTCAACCTTCTGGCCACTGACGTTGAACTCATCACGCATAGTCTTACGACCATTCAGATAAGCCAGACGGAAAGTGGACAGATCCACTGCAACAGCATACTTCGACCAATCAGCATTGCTGTTGAACAGCGGATGCTCAATCATACGGAACGTACCACGAGCAGTCTTAAAAGTGCTGAACTGCAAGCCATAGCTAGTCTGACCATCCTCCAGCTGATACGTACCATTAAGACGACCGATGTTATTAAGAACACGCTTAGCAGTACCGCCAACAAACAGCACACGCTCATTGGCAACCTTCGGATCGGTAGCTTGGTTAAAGACCGGATCGAGAGCAGCTTCAAGCTGAGTGTAGTTAGTAGTAGCACCGAGGATGGTAACGTTAGCAGCAGCATACGACGGCGGATAGTACGTCAGATTGCCAACAATGCTAATCAGGCCATCCATAGTACGGAACGGCTGACCGTTACGAGTACCTTGCGACTTCTGACCGAAGAACAGAGCAGTTTCAATTGCGGTAGCATGGAACGCAGCACAATCTTGACGCGACTCAGCAATATTGCTCTCGCCAGCGATAACTTGCGTAGCACGAACAGTGTCCGAAATCGTCCAAGTGTTACGGAAGATTTGCGTCAGGTTGGTGATACGAACCGGATTGATTTGCAGAGCGTTCGGACGGATCGAAGCTTCTTCAAACGCATTGCCGACTTGATACCAGTTCACATCGTCTGCAACTGCGGCCGGGGTAGTACCGACGCCACGAGTCACAACAATCTGCGTGGGCGACAGAATCGTATTGATGAGAACGACTTCACCGGTAGACTCTGCACGCATCAGCATGCCAGGAATCAGGTTGGCAGTCGAAGCAACCGTGAAAGTGTTAACCACGCCATCTGCAACAGCCGCATCCAGATTGAACATCGGGAATAGCATGGTCTTGGTGAAAAAGCCATGTTCAACTTGAACAGCAGTTTCTTCAGCAAGTTGCGCAGTCAGACCAAAAAGCGGCGCTTGACCATTCGGCATAAGCCGAGTGATCATAGACGCAAACGACTTTTTAGCGTGGTCTTGAACGAAATTACCAGTGTTGTAAATACCAGGAACGCCAGACATATGATACCTCTAGATAGATTAGGAGATGAGAATGAGATGGATTACAGAACTCGCCAGCTCACAGTGGATGCGCCAGTTCGAGTCACAACAACCCAAGACCAGGAACTAGCAGGAGTAGTTGCACGACCTGCAAGGGTCACACCAGTGTTGGTGACCCAAGTTCCAGCAAACGCTGTGGTAATGGAAACCAGGAGACTAAAAGAGTCGCCGATGTCCATGCCAGGATTTGCAGCCAGAATTGCTTCGGCAGTAGGAACAGTGATGTTACGACCAGCAGAGAAGCCAGTGAACTGCACTGCGCCACCAGCAATCTGAGCAGCAGTCAGAGTCAGGTTAGAGTCAGTAGTGATTGCAGTGACGGCAATGTTTGCCAAAGGGCCGTCACCTTGACGCATAGGCCGCGCCAAATTAACGGAGCTAGAAACAGGAGAACGAAGAAACATGTGTTACCTCACGAAGATTTAGGGGAAGGAGTTTCAATCCAGCTATCCCAATCAAAGTCTCCAGCAGTCGATTTATTATCCGAGGCAGGAGTAGTGGGCTGGCCGGCAAATGCTTGTGCAGCTTGTTTGAAATAATCCTGAGCAAGCTGTGCAATCTCTTGCGCAGTTGCATTCGGATATTTCTGCTGAAGTTGGGCTTGGACTGATGCCACGACCGGGGCAACTGCGGGATTTTTGAAAGCCGGATTTGCGGAAATCAAGGCTTCCTGTGCAGTCTGATTCTTGACAAAAGAAGGGATCCGGCTAGCGAATTCACCTTTTGCTTCTTCAACTGCGCGCTCAACAAGTTTCTGAGATACGACAATAGATTGGCCGTACACTTGCTGAGCAGTTTTGTTCAGAAGATCTGCCAGGGCTGCTGTTGCTTCTTCCCCGCCTGCTTGAATTTTCGCAAGAGACTGAGGATCCAGCACTTTGCGAAAATCAACTTTGGCTGCGGCTTCTAGCATTTTCTCAGGAGTAAGTCCTTGAGATTGCTCGCCCGGCTTTGGTTCTTCAGTTTTGATAGGATCCCACAGGGTGTTGAACTTATCAGCAGGGGATTGGTCCCCAGGCTTTTGTCCGTCCGCAGGAATCACTCCGTTAGGTGCAGTACCTGCCGAAGATGCAGGGGCAGGCG